CCGCAAAGAGTGGCGGCATGATGTATTCCAAAGGCGGGTCTGCTTCTAGCCGCGCTGACGGTTGCGCTAAACGTGGCAAGACCAAAGGTACTATGGTGAAGATGTAATGCCTACTGTAAGTGACAAACAAGAAAAGTTTATGCAAGCAGTGGCGCATAACCCTAAGTTTGCCAAGAAGGTTGGTGTTCCAATGTCTGTTGGTAAAGAGTTCACTAAAAAGGATGGTGGTGAAATGAAAGAACCCAAAGCAATGATGAAGAAAGAAGTTGGTTTTATGAAAGCCAAAGGCGCGCCAAAGTCCATGATCAAACATGAGATGGAAGAGATGAAGGGCATGAAGCGCGGTGGTAAGGCTTATGCTGCTGGCGGTCTTGCTGCTGGTCATAAAGCTGCTGATGGTATTGCCAAGAAAGGTAAGACCCGTGGCATGGAAGTAACCATGAAGGGATCTACCGGCATGAAGGCTGGTGGTAAAGTTAAAAAGATGAACTACGGCGGTAAGTGCTGAGATGCTAGCTTCTCGTGGCATGGGGGCAATCATGCCCTCAAAGATGCCCACGGCTCGGCGTAAGAAGCGTCGAGACGATACGGACTTTATGGTTTTTGCAGAAGGCGGTGAGTCTCGTGTCAACGAAGCAGGAAACTACACAAAGCCGGGGATGCGTAAAGCATTGTTCAACAGCATAAAAGCTGGTGGCAAAGGCGGATCGCCTGGGCAGTGGTCAGCTCGCAAAGCACAAATGCTTGCTATGAAGTACAAGCAAAAAGGCGGAGGTTACCGTGACTAAGGATTTTCCGGATCTTAATGATGATGGCAAGGTAACTCGTGCTGATGTATTAAAAGGACGTGGTGTTCCGGGGTTTAAAGGTGGTAAGTGGATTAAAGAAGCCATCAAGAAACCTGGCGCTTTGCGTAAGTCGTTAGGCGTCAAAGGCGATAAACCGATTCCCGCAAGTAAGTTAGCTAAAGCAGCAAAGGCTCCCGGTAAAATGGGGCAACGAGCAAGGCTGGCTCAGACGTTAAAGAAGATGAAGTGAAAGCACCGCAGCAAAGTCTGAAGAATTGGACTGACCAAAAGTGGGGGACACGCAGTGGCAAACCTAGCACACAGGGTTCAAAAGCAACTGGCGAACGATATCTCCCGGAGGCGGCAATTAAATCTCTTACACCTTCAGAGTACGCTGCGACTACAAGAGCAAAGCGAGCTGGAAAAAACGCAGGAAAACAGTTTGTTAAGCAACCGGCAAAAATTGCCGCTAAGACTGCGAGATTTAGATGACCACTAGCGGTTCAACTGGTTTTTCACCAGAGTTCACAGAGATCGCTGAAGAAGCGTGGGAGAGGGCTGGCCGAGAGATGCGGACTGGTTATGACCTCCGTACGGCACGGCGTTCTATGAATCTGATGACTATTGAGTGGCAGAACCGTGGCATTAATATGTGGACTATTGATCAGGGAACGATCACCCTGACAGCAGGCGTAAATACGTATGCATTACCCACAGATACGATAGATTTACTTGAACACGTAATCCGTACAGGTCAGAACGTTTCATCGACTCAGGCTGATTTAACGATTACCAGGATTAGCGTTTCAACCTACGCCACCATCCCTAATAAGTTACAGCAGGCGCGTCCTATTCAGGTGTGGATTCAAAGGCTATCGGGACAAGTTTCCCCTGCTAATGCGACGTTGTCTTCAACAATTAACTCGACAACCACAACAATTACGCTTAGTTCAACGGCGAGTCTTCCAAGCGCAGGGTTTGTTCGTATTGATAGTGAAGACATTCTGTACCAGTGGTTAGATGGTAATTCACTAGGTGGTGTGGTTCGTGGACAAAATGGGACCACGGCGGCGAGCCATACAGCAGGGGCAACGATCTATAACCCCAACCTTCCGGCGGTAACAGTCTGGCCTACGCCAGACAACAGTACGACTTATCAGTTTGTCTACTGGAGAATGAGAAGAGTCCAAGACGCAGGATCGGGTATTCAGACTGCGGACATGAACTTCCGTTTCCTTCCATGTTTAGTAGCAGGTCTGGCGTACTACATTGCCATGAAACAGCCAGAACTTGTATCTCGAGTTGATATGTTGAAGATGGCTTATGAAGAGCAATTCAACTTAGCAGCAGGCGAAGACCGAGAGAAAGCTGCTATACGATTTGTGCCACGCCAACAGTTTATTGGGTCAGGTGGCGGATATGGGTAACAGATTTGCGTCTGGAAAAAATTCGATTGCAATGTGTGATCGATGCGGCCAGCAGTTCAAGTTAAAAAAACTTCGTACGGAAATCATTAAGACAAAGAAGTACAACCTGTTGGTTTGTGATGAGTGTTGGGATCCCGATCAGCCGCAATTATTATTAGGTATGTTCCCTGTGGATGATCCGCAGGCCGTAAGAAACCCACGTAAAGATACAACTTATGTTACGGCTGGAGTCAATGGTCTTGAGTTGTTACCTAATTCGACAGGCGGCGTTCCTACGGGCGGATCTCGAGACATTCAATGGGGCTGGAGTCCAGTTGGTGGTGCTTCTGCTTTTGATAATCCATTAACGCCAAACTACTTGGCCGCAGCCACGGCTGTTGGTACAGTAACGATATCTTTAACATAGGAGTGCATCATGGATGCAAAGACTGCGGTACATAAACATGAAAAGGCTTTGCATCCTGGCAAGCCAATGACCAAATTAGCAAAAGGCGGAAAGACAAATTCCGATATGCTTAAGATGGGACGCAACCTAGCTAAGGTTGCTAATCAAAAGAAATCTTCTTTTAAGTATCGAGGCATGAAATGAAAAATGTAAAGGTATTGAAACAACCTAAACCAGTTCCGGTTGTCCATACAGCGGGGTATCCCGAGAAGGACATCAAGACTACGGGGATTAAAATCCGTGGTACTGGAGCTGCCACCAAAGGTGTAATGGCTAGAGGACCAATGGCGTGACCTATACGGAACTTGTTACAGCGGTTCAGGATTATCTAGAAACCACGTTTACGACGGCGGACATCAATACGATGATCCGTCAGGCGGAACAACGTATCTACAATACTGTACAAGTTTCGTATTTTAGAAAAAACATGACAGGCGTTACTGAGGCAAGCAATCAATACTTAAGCGCGCCTCCAGATTTTTTGTCGGCTTATTCTTTAGCCATCATTGATGCAAATAACGAATACCACTATTTGTTGAACAAAGACGTAAACTTTATTAGAGAAGCCTATCCAAAAACCTTGGGTACAGGTCTTGGTCGGCCAAAACATTACGCAATCTTTGGTCCTACCGTAAATGGTGGCGTTATTTCTAATAATTTAAGTTTCATTCTTGGCCCCACGCCAGATGCAATTTATGGTGTTGAACTTCATTACTTCTACTATCCAGAATCAATTGTTGATGCCAACACGTCTTGGTTAGGGGAGAACTTTGATTCGGTCTTGTTAAATGCTACGTTGTACGAAGGTTCGACGTTCCTTAAGTTAGAACAAGATTTAGTAGCATTAGCAAAAGACCGATATGTTCAATCGATAGCGTTACTGAAGAACTTGGGTGACGGTAAGCAAAGAATGGATGCTTACCGTGATGGTCAGGTTAGGGTCCAGGTGTCATGAGTATTGTCCAAGGACAAACAACTAGCTTTAAAGTGGAACTGTATGAAGGCATTCACGATCTTCTAACGGACACTTTAAAGATTGCTTTGTATACGGCTAATGCTGATTTGAACCAAGCCACGACGGTATACACGACAGCCAACGAAGTATCAGGTACTGGTTATAGCGCAGGTGGAAAAGTGTTAACGGGTACAACGGTTAGTTCTTCTGGGACCGTTGCGTTTGTAGACTTTGATAATGTGATTTGGGATCCTGCTTCATTTACTGCGCGGTGTGCTTTAATTTACAACAGCAGCAAAGCGGATCGATCTATAGCTGTTTTAGATTTTGGTTCAGATAAAACAACGACAACAAAGTTTACAATTACGATGCCTACCAATTCAGCAACAAATGCTTTGATAAGGATGGACTAGCATGGCAACAGTCTTTACAACCAAAGGCGATATGGATGAGGCGCTTCTTGATAAAAAAGAAGGTGTCATCGACAACGATAACGAATACACTACATGGGTAGAGTATTGGCATGAGGGTGAGTTGGTTCATCGTTCTGCCAACGTTACTTTGAAACAAATGCCTGCATTTGCAGGTGCAGAAGTGGCAACTTTTTAAGGAAATATCATGGCTAATACCCAATCTATGTGTACTTCGTTTATGGGTGAGCTTTTAACAGCTACTCATAATTTTGGTACTGCTCCAACAAGAGGCACGTCTACGGCAGATACGTTTAAAGCTGCGTTGTATCTTGCTTCGGCTACTGTAAACGCTTCCACCACTGCTTATTCAGCTACTAATGAAGTATCTGGAACAAACTATACAGCGGGTGGGGTGTCTATTACCGCATGGAATGCTCCAACGGCAACCAACTCTTCTTCTACGGCAGGGGTAGCGTTTACTACGCCTACAGCGTCAATTTCGTACACCAGCGTTACGCTTTCTACGGCTTTTGATTGTGTTTTGATTTACAACTCAACTCAGTCAAATAAAGCGGTTAGTGTTCATACGTTTGGCTCACAGACGATTACGGCTGGTACGTTTACGCTGACAATGCCTACAAATAACACGACCAACGCTTTACTTAGACTTGCGACGACATAATCGTGGCTTTTGTAATTGCTGATCGTGTACAGGAAACTACGACAACCACAGGCACCGGCACGGTAACACTTGCTGGTGCGGTTACAGGGTTTCAATCGTTTGCCGCTGTAGGAAATGGCAACACGACGTTTTATACGATAGCTGACCAGTCAGGTTCTAACTGGGAAGTTGGGGTCGGAACTTATACGTCTTCTGGTACAACGTTGTCACGAGATACGGTGCTGTCTTCCAGTAATTCAGGAAGCCTAGTCAATTTTAGTTCCGGAACTAAAAACGTATTTGTAACGCTACCGGCAAGCAGAACCACTTTTAACGCTAAAGCGTATGGCACAACGATAATCTTTGGGGGCTAGCTATGGCTGCGCCGAATCTACTTAATTTGACGACTGCCACAGGAAAGACGGCTGGGCTAGCGGTAACAACTTCGGCCACAGCGATTATAAGTAACGCTGCTTCTTCTGGTAAGTGCCTGAAGATCAACACATTAGTTGTCGCAAATATCACAGGATCTACGGCAACAGTAACGGTTGATGTATACAAAAATGCTACAACGGCGTTTGATTTAATTTATCAGGCAACTGTTCCGGCTAACTCTTCATTGGTTATTATTGGCAAGACTGAAACTCAGTTGTATTTAGAAGAAAACGATAGTTTACGATTAACCGCTGCTTCTAATAGCACTTTAGAGGCGGTGTGTTCTTACGAGGACTTGTCATAAATGCCTGTTGCATTAGGTGTTAATGGTGGAGTTCTTGGCTCCAATAACTTGCCAACGGCAACGACGTATAGGGGTGTCTTTACTCCTAATGAGGTAGCCAGAGCAATAGCTCTTGGGTTTTGGCCTGTAAATAAATCACAAGCTGTAACGGGTGTTGCTGGGGCCGGTGCATTAGGAACTTTAACTGTAGGCACAAACGCCGACCCTTATTTCAACCTCACCACGCTGCTGCTATCAACCACGGCAACGAATGGTCAGCAGAACAACACGTTTCAAGACAGCTCTACCAATAACTTCACCATCACCCGCAACCCTGCAACAGGGCCAAATGCGCCGACACAGGGTACGTTTAGCCCGTTCAGTCAGACGGGGTGGTCTGGATCGTTTGGAAATTCAAGCTCTTGGATAACGACAAACACGACAGCTTTTTCTAATACCGCAAGCACATGGACTATTGAGGCTTGGGTTTATATGAATGCACTCCCAACCGCTGATCCTCCGCCGATGTTTGGAGATATGCAGGCTGGTGGTACTACAAATTATCTTTCTTTTGGCCCAGATCTTAACGGAAAATTACAGCTTTATTGGTTTGACGGTGCAGCAAAAACTGCGGTCGGCAATACAGTCATGTCGCTCAACACATGGAATCATGTTGCCATATCAGTCAATGCGGGGGCTATATCATTATTTGTCAACGGAAACCTGCAAACGATTACAGGCACAAGCACGTTAACTAACCGTACTGGAACTACGGGGGCCAATGCAATTTCAAGATCGTATACGGCTTTTTTCAACGGCTATATTTCAAATCTTAGAGTTACAACGACTGCTGTTTACTCTGGATCATTTACGCCAAGCACAACACCGCTGACGGCAATCACAGGAACACAGCTTCTTCTGTTTACGGGCAATCGGTTTGTTGATGCAAACACGCAAACAACCCCAAAAACACTAACAATAACAACAAACTCAGGCTATCCAGCCGTAGTCCCCTTCTCCCCATTCAACCCCACAAGCGCATGGTCGGCTTCAACGGTTGGTGGCAGTGGGTACTTTGATGGGACGGGGGATTATCTAAATACGCCTGCAACAGGGCAGTTTGCTCCTACGGGTAATTTTACAATTCGGCTTTGGTTTTACCTTACGTCTTTGGCGGCAACAAACCATTTGATTGGAAACTACACTGCTAATGCAGCAACTGACTGGTTGATTGAAGTTATCAACACCGGCGTTATTCAAGTGTTTACTAATGGTTCAACGTTGAGACTTAGCCATTCTGGTGTAACAACGAATCAATGGTACTACCTTACGATCACAAGATCAGGAACAACAATCACAGGGCAGGTTAACGGATCTAACTTCAATACAACCGCCACCTATACACAATCTGGTACGTTTGGCTCAGCAACTAAAGCTATCTACATAGGGCAACGTGCAGGGTCAACAAATCCGTTGTTTGGGTACTTATCAAGTGTTAGCCTTGTTGATGGGTCGGCATTACAAACAGTGCCAACTGCGCCATTGACTAACGAGTCAGGA